TACAAAGCAAGTGAAGTACTTGTCAAAGTGATTAAAGTGTGCTATACTATAGACAATAAGAGAAAGGAGAATGCAAGCATGATAAAGCTAACCGTTCATAGAATGTTTACAAAATAAGCCGGTCAAAACTGTTGTCAAACGGCTTTTGAGTAGAGTATAATAAAACCATGAAACACAACAGCGTTTCAAATACCGAACATCCACCACTACTACAAAGGAGATAAGACCTCATGAAATGTTCTATCAAGTACGTTCTGCTCACCGCTGTTAAGGCAAATAAGGTGTTTGACCTTCTCTTCATCGAAGCGCACAACATTCGCGCCTGTACGGAGTGCGCCAAGCTGGACGGTTACAAAGTCGTAGCCTGCAAAGCCGGGACGAAAGTCTTTGAGATGGACGCTCTCGATGTGACCTATCCGAACATCCTTTCTGAGATGTGCGCCGCCGTTCCTGCTGACTTCGCATGGAACGACATGTGCAGCCAGCTCGAAGAGACGGGCGAGAAACCGGACGACGAAGAGCCGGACGCCGCCCAGAAAGAAGAGGTAAGCAATGCCTGATACCTGTACTGCCGGTTGCTGTGTCCCGGCAAACGTGTCCTATGTCCTGTTCTATGAGGACGCGGCTCAGAACATCTATGGGCTGGTGTACGACAAGGACGAGAACCTTTCGAACATCGTGTCTGGTGTGGGTCGTTTTGACCCCGTTCCCATCACGGCGTTCGAAGAGGGCGCAAGACATGGCTTTCCGTATAGTCCCGCGTGGAATCCCTGTTGTCACGAGAACAAGAGCATGACCCAGATGGAAGCAGAGCTTAAAGCTCAGAACCATCTTATCGCCACCGTGTACAACGACCACCTCAAGCCCTCTGCGCTGTACCCGGCAAACGCCGACCCCGTGGGGAAGCAGTTCCTCAGTCGGTGGATTTTCGGTTGAAGGGGGTACAGAACCATGCAGGACATCAACAACAAACTGGCCGCAATCGTTGACCTTCTGACGAAGATGTTCAACGCACAGGCCAAAACAAACGAACTGCTGTATACTATCATCGACAAGCTGGACGTGATTCACGCCGCCCAGAAACTGTAATAAGGAGACTATGTTATGGCTACTTTCAACAAGAATCGTTCGACCGTTGCCGCCCCTGAGTATGACGACCGCCCCAAGCTGAACATCAAGGGGGCGACCGTCAGCGGCTGTCGTGTCCTCAGTGACAAGGTGATTGCATTCACCCTCAACCTTCCCGGCCTTGCCCTGTACAACATGAAGGTCATCGACGGCAAGAACGGCGCGTTTGTCAGCCCCCCTCAGAACAAGAGCAACAAGAGCGACCGTTGGGTGGACGCCGTCGGGGTGTGGCTGGACAGTGCCGATGAGGACAGAATCGCACAAACCGTTATCAATCACGCAACGCAGGCAGGCGCCCCGGTGGACTGGAAAACCCGGCACGAGGTGTGACAATGGGAAAGCGTAACAGAGAAGTTACGCTAGACCTCTATACAAAAGACGGCTGGATGAATATACCAGCCGTTTCTTTGTTAGGGGCGTGGTGTAACATTATAATAGGTAAACGGCAAGTGGGCAAAACCTACGGCACACTGTTGTATGAGCTGACGAACGACAAGCCATTTCTGTATCTGCGCCGCACCGCCACAGAGTTTGACGCAATCACATCTGACCCACAATTAAATCCCTTCTTGCCCCTCAAAAATGAAGGGTTTGACGTGGACATTGTGAAGAGCGGCAAAGTGACATACACCATCGGACAGTATGAATATGAGGACGGAAAGCCCAAAGACTGTATCAAGAAATACGGCATAGGGATGACATTGCCCAGCATTGCGAATATACGCGGTTTCAATGGTTCGGCTTTTCATGATGTCGTGTATGATGAGTTCATCCCGGAGAAAATTGTTGTGAAACGCAAGGCAGAGGGTGACGCACTTTTGAATGCCTATGTCACCATAAACGGCAACAGGGAACTTGAGGGCAAACCCCCGCTGAGAATGTGGCTACTTGCAAACGCCTTTGACATTACGTCCCCAGTGCTGGTTGAACTGGGCGTTGTGGATGAGATTGCGAAAATGGCAAGGACGGGCAAAGAATGGACGCTCACAGATAGCGGCGTTTTCCTCTGTATGCCGAAGTCTCAGCGAGTCAGTGAGAAACGCGCTCAAACAGCATTCATGAAACACATGATGAAAAACAAGGATTCAAAGTTCTATCAAATGGCAATGGAAAACAAATTCAGTTACAACAACCTTGAAGCAGTCCATCCGATGAGCTTGCGCGGTATGAAACCTGAGTTCAAAGTAGGGGATTTGTATTGTTACAAATACGATGATGCACACTATTACCTTTGCAGTTCCCCTCACCAGTCACATGAAGTATACCCCGATACACAGGCCGGGCGAAATACTTTTAGACTGGCTCATCCTTACTTCGGTTTGATGTTTGTTTTGGGTCAAGTCTGGTGTGCTGACGTTCCGGCTCTTATCAAGATAAGAGACTATCTTGACATGAAAGAAGAGTAAGTGCTATTATATAGGTGCGGGGGACTCCAAAAGATAAGCGCCCCGGAAGGGCGTGGAGTTGCATTCTTATCTTGCATACCCCCGTTATCATAGAAAGGAGCGAAGCAAATGCTTTCGTACTCATATAGGACGGATGCAAACACGTCCGTTTCCCCTCACTTCAAAGTGAAGGAGTTTCACAGCAGGAAAGACCCCTGTGATACTGTCATCATCGACCCCCGTTTGATTGACCTCTTAGAGAACATTCGACGCCTGACCGGCAAGCCGGTACACATTAACAGTGGGTATCGTTCCAGAGCGTACAACCGAACTATCAAAAACGCCTCTCCGAAGTCTCAGCATTGCGAAGGGAAGGCGGCTGACATCTGGATTGAAGGTATCAGCCCGGAGAAAGTTGCCCAGTATGCAGAGTGCTTCTTGGGAGCGTCTGGGGGTATCGGAATCTATCATACATTCACTCATGTGGATGTCAGAACCGGCAAGAGCCGGTGGAAAGGAGCTTATTAAATGAAACTCGATGACGTTCTTATGCTGGCTCGTGCGGGCTATTCCAAGGCAGACATCGCCGCCCTTCTGGGTAGCAATCCCGCACCCGCCCCCACTACTCCCAAGGCCGCGCCGCTGACGGGTGCGCCCCCCTTGCCCGGTGACGTTGCAACAAATGCTTCTGTTACCGCAAGTTCGCCTGCCGCCCCGTCTGCACCGGACTGGGGCGCTATGACCCAGAGTATCGCCGCACTCACTGCGCGGCTGGACACTCTGGCGACCCCCACGGCGGGGAGTTTGAGCGGCAATACCGCTGACGCCGTGTCGGTCGATGACATTATCAGGGCGGCTATTACGCCCGCAATCCCGGACGCCGCGCCGGACTTCTCGAAGGGGGTGTAAATCGTGGCAAAATCGAAGAATAATATGCCCACCCTTGCAAAGGCTGACGTGTTCCGTCCGAAGGATGTCTACACCATCGTCAATGCCGTCTTGCAGGACGTCACGGGGCAGCGGGCTATCACCGCCGTGGACACTTCTTCCTTTATTAACGTCGGGCAGATGTGTCTTTCTACCAGCAAAGAGGGGACGTTGCAGTCCCTTTCCAACATGGTGGCTCGCACCGTCATCGATAGCCGCGCGTACACGGGTCGTTTCACTTCCATTGAAGTGAGTCGGCAGGACTGGGGGCTGTTCATGCGGAAAATCGCCTTCTTCGCGGGCGAGTTCGAGCAGACCGACTTTGTCAACACCCAGCAGAACCCCGATACTCTGGTGGACGGTAACAGCCTTGATATGTACAAAATCAAGAAGCGTTATCCGCTTGAATTGTGGTACGGCGACCAGAAGACTTTGAACCAGACGTACACCCGGTTCCTTGACCAGCTCAACACGGCATTTCAGTCTGAGTCTGAGTTCTCCGCTTTCATGCAGGGTATGGCGGTCGAGATTCAGAACGACGTAGCCCGATGGAAGGAGATGGAAAACCGCCTGTGCGTCATGAACTATATGGGCGCAATCTACAACACCGGCAAGCCGGGGAGCAAGGTCAATCTTACCGTGGATTTCAACAAGGCTCGCAATACCGCCTACACCACCCATGAGCTTCTGACTTCTCATTTGCAGGAGTTTCTTTCCTTCTTTGTGAGCCGTCTGGAAACGGATACTGCGCTTCTGGAAGAGTCCACCGAACTGTTCCACCTGACGCCCCGTTGCACCGATGACAACGGGAACACCCTGCATCTGTTCCGGCACACTCCCAAGAGTGAACAGAAACTTCTTTTGTATCAGCCCCTCATTAACGATGCAAAGGCGTGGGTTTATCCCGCTATCTTCGGCCCGGGTTATCTGTCCTTCGGCAACTATGAGGGCGTCACTTTCTGGCAGAACATCAACAATCGTTCCGCTATCAACATTATCCCCGCTCAGTTCAACGTGACTACCGCAGAGGCAGAGCAGGGCAAGCCCGTCCAGCTCGACTATGTGGTGGGTCTGCTGTACGACAAGCGTGCTATGGCGACGACCTACTTCAAGGATAACGTGTGGACGACTCCCTTTAACACCCGTGGCGAGTATTGGAACATCGAGCATCACTGGAAGATGAACTACACTCTCGACCCCACGGAAAACGCAATCCTTTATTATATGGCCGACCCGGTGACCCCCCGCCCGTAACAGCTGAACGCCCCGCCCCCTCTGGGGCGGGGCTTATTTTATAGAAAGAGGTGATAGAATGGCCGGCACATTCAATGGAGCTGTCCCCGCCCCCAGTGTTGAGCATGGTTATCATTTCCACTTCGGGAACGTGGAGAAGAAAATCAACTCCACGAAAGCATTCGATTATAGCATTCTGAAAGACGAAGAGCGGTGTGATTTTAAGAAACCCACCTCAATGGAGCACCCCGTAATTTATTGTACAATCAACTCAATAAATATCTCGCCTCAGTGGAATTATTGTCAGTGTGAAGAAACGAAAACTTTTTATTGGATTACTGATATATCCACACTTCGGGCGAACATCTGGCAAATCAGTCTGTCCATTGACCCGCTTGCAACATACCGGGATACAATTCTGAAAACTAGGGCGTTTATCGAGTACGGTTTCAACAGTGACGCAAGCGGCGCACAATTCCGCTTACAGGACGCCCGGCAGAATGTCGCAAGAAAACCCACTGTTTCCAGCAGTGAGGTTGATACCTGTCCCGGCACAATTTCGGCGTCCGGTTGTTACGTTCTTTCAGCAGTTGGCAAAAACGGCTTACAGGCGTATGCTTTAAGTAGAACACAGCTTGCAAATCTGCTTAGGGTGTTGTCCACAACGTGGCTTGCAGAAACGGCGGCTATGGTCAAATGGGAAGTAGCTCTTCCCCAGTTCATGAACAACTTACTTTTCGGCGGCAACGCAACGGAAAATATACGCTCCTGCATCTGGATACCGGTAGACGATGGCTTGGTGGGAACAGGTGGCGGCTTAATTACGCTAGGGCAGTTTGATACAGGTATCACAGCCCCCGTCGTGAGTGCGAACAGTAACAAAGTTCACGTTGTCAATATTCCCATCCCGTGGCCTGCTGAGGACTGGAAACGGATGAACTGTCAAATTCAGTTGTACGTTCCTTTCATCGGCGTTGTGGGTATCCCGGTTGACCAGTGCAACGACGCGGCAAGCGTGACCGTGATAACGGCATTCTCTTTTATTGACGGCGGTGTTTCGGTCAAAATACAGGCCGGAAACTATACCGTATACACCGGTAGTACAAACATTTCTAGCCCCTATGGTATCGGGTCAAGCAACTTTGACCCGGGGAAGGGACTGGGTGCGGCAGTAACGGCAGTTGGTGCGGCTATGACCTTCGGCGGGGGACTCTTCGCCGGTGCGGCTGTCGCCGGAATGTCTGCTTTGGGTGGAGCATTCACCGATGGAGCAGTAGGCGGCGCAGTCGGTCAGGCCGCGTCGCAGGCCATTCAGCCCATCACGCAGAGCGTGGGAAGCCTTACAGGTGCTTCTCAGGTGTATTTACCGCTGAAAGCAAAGCTTACTCTGCTTTATTATCCGCCGATTGATGACCCGGGTTATCAGGGGTTGTATGGGTATCCGGTCATGAGGGTAGCGACCCCCGTTGAAGGATATTGCAAAACCCGCGATTTTAGCTGTCAGCCCGTGGGCGCAATGCCCGACGAAATTGCATATATCAACCGGTGTATGGACGCAGGCGTATTTATTGAATAAGAGGTGATTTATAAATGTATCAGTGTTATAACGGATTCTTTGACGGTGGTGTTCCATGTGGAACATTCATCAAAAGCTTTTCCACCGACGCCCTCGATTACTGGGAGCGTTCCTTCTTCCAGAGATGCCGCTCCATCATCGAGTTTAATGGCCTGCCAGAGGCCGCGCCCGGACAAATCGGCTGGGACTATGATGCATTCATGTACCAGCTGTTCCGAATGGGGTACGCGGTAGTGTTCAACACAAAAAAATACGGCATGGTGGTTCAACCGGGGTATCCTTCTGGGTTTGGCTTGCAGTATCAGCCCCGCGCAATGACCATTTCAACCCAGTTCTTCCAGTTCAACCGCCCCCTTGAAATCGGTACTGAGTGCGGCGTCATCAAGCTCACCCCCGATTATCGGGGTATCTGGGACATTATTACCAAGTACGCCGTTGAGATGCAACACGCAGAAGTAGCCATTCGGCAGAGCGCCTTGAACTCCCGTTTTGCCTACGGCGCGTTTGCCAAAGACGACAAGCAAAAGAAAAGTCTTGAAATGCTGTTCCAGCGGCTGGCAAACGGTGAGCCTGCTATTGTGCTGAACCCAGACCTAAAACGTCCTCTTGACGGCAAGACGGGCGAAGGTGGGGCTTATGAACTGCCCATCATGCAAATTGACCGTGACTTGTCGAAGAACTTTATCCTTCCCGAACTCATGGAGTTCAGAAGAACCATTCTTATGGACTTCTACCGGGAACTTGGCATCAAAGTCCAGCCCGACAAGAAGGAGCGTATGAACGTAAACGAAAGCGAAAGCGCAGACGCTGAGACATTCAACCGCCGTGAAGTGTGGAGAATTTGCCTTGAAAAGTCCCTTGATGAAGTGAACAAAATGTACGGTCTGAACATTACTTTCAAAATTAACGAACCGAAGCAGGACACAGAAGGGAGTGAAGACAATGCCGATTTATTACGGAACACTGGTGAATGAGCTGGACAGTGGTGCAAACCTTGAAGCGCTGTTGATGTACGACCATGACCTTTTTGCAAACATGGTGTTGCCCGTGGGGCTGGATAAGATGCAAGCAATTTCGACTATCCGTCATCTGCATGGACTCGCCCCGTTGTACCACCCCGACCCTATTTATATGAAAGGTGAGCTTTATTGGTGGTCGAAACGGCTCTGTCCTATCTGGGCAAAACTGTATGCTACAACACAGCTGTCCTATAATCCCATCTGGAATACTGAGATGACGGAAAAGAGCACCGATACCACGACCACCGACCGGGATACCAGCACTCAGAGTGACGCCCACAGCCACGGCGGGGCAACAGATACCGCGACAGCCACCGGCACAAAAAGCGGGTGGAACACTGAGGATGGTGCATACCATGAAGATACCGCCGCCAACGGCTGGAAAACCGACGACGCCACCCAGCACAGCAAAACTGTGCATGACGGGTGGAACAAAGAAGACGGGCATTATCACGACAAAAACCTTTCGACGGCAGAGGGTGAGAAGACCCGGGACTTTATCGAAGATATTAAAGGCACTCTCGATAGTCAGGTGGATACTACTTCTCATACTGGTGTCGTGGGGACACGGGACACAAAGCATGACGAAACCATGACGGACACAATCGACACGACCAAAAACACCGTCAGCGATACCGAAAACAAACTGTCTGCTGAAAACGAAGCAACATACCAGCCCGACAACGCCAGCCATACCGTCACCGATGAGAAAGGCCATTCGGACGAAACCAAGAAGACCAACTGGACAGAGCACGAAGACACGACCCAGAACACCGACTTCACGCAGGGCGTGAAGACCGACCAAGACACGACCCAGAACACCGAAAATCACGCTTTCGAAACTACCCGTGATTTGTCCACATCCGATACACACGGTGATACCCATTCGGCGGCGTCTGACGGCACAGTTGACGATACCCGGGCAGAAAGCATTTCGAAAGACCAACACGCTGACAAGGGAACTACCAAGGGCGGGAGCGTCAGGAAAAACCAGTACGACGACCGTACCCGGGACGAAACTTTGAAGGACAACAAGCACAACGAACACGCCGTCTCTCTTGAGACGGGGAAAGAGAACACCACCGTCACCGTGACACATGAATACAGCAAGTCGGGCAACATCGGCGTCACGACTACCCAACAGATGATTGAAGCAGAAAGAGCCGTTGTTCTGTTCGATATTTACGTTCAAATCGCCAACGACTTTCATCGCGCGTTCTGCCTTGACTGTTATTGACGGGGGTGTTAGAATATGAATGAAGTGATAGCCGCCGTAATAACAGGAATAATCACTTTGACAGGTGTGCTCATTGCTAACAGTAAATCGCAGGCTGTCACCGATACCAAGTTGGACGAACTTACACGGGAAGTCAGGGAACACAATACCCTGATTTCGAGAGTTCCTGTACTGGAAGAGCAACTTAAAGTTGCAAACCACAGAATAGAAGACCTTGAACGTGAAGTTCAGTATCTCAGAAAGGGGGTGAATGCATGAATAAAATTAAGGTTGCTACTATGACCCGTACCGCAGTACTGATTCTGGCTCTCGCAAACCAGATTCTTTCCGCGACCGGACACAGCCCCATTCCTGTGGACGATGCACAGCTTGAACAGCTCATCTCCACCGGTATGACCGTGTGCGCGGCTATCTGGGCATGGTGGGAAAACAACAGCTTTACCAAAGAGGCTATTGCCGCCGACAACTATCTTGACAGCCTCATCGGCAGAAAGGAGAAGTAATGAACTGCAATATGTATCCCCCGTTCGCCACCCCGGGCGACCCTTTCCAATATGACCTTCGGTGGATGGTGGGTCAGATTCAGAGCTTGCAAGCGTTCGTTGAACAGCTTTCGAAAGGGCTGGACTCGAACAGCGGCAATATTGCCGCCCTGAATCAGGCCACGAAAGCCCTGACCGATGCACAGCACTGTATTAACGACCGTCTCAACAGCGGGGACTTTGAAGACGGGCGGTTTATCGAGTGGGCAGACAAAAACCTTCCTGCAATGGTCAACGAAATGGTGCATTTCGTGTGGTTCGGGCTGACCGACTCCGGGCGCTTCTGCGCTTATGTCCCTGCTAACTGGAAGTGGCTCACCTTCGATACCGGTGCTGATATTACTGAACCGGAGTACGGCCACCTCATCATCAAGTATTACTAAGGAAGGAGCTTTATCAATATGGCACATGATAAGAATTGTCATCCGTTTCCCATCGAACCCGCGCCTTACGCGCCGGGCGGTGAGTGTCATCCCTGCCGTCCTGACCCCTGTTGCCCCCCGCGCCCGCCGCGTCCTACGCCGCCCCCGCCCCCGGGCTGTGGGCCGTCCCAGTACGTCGGGGCGCGGTACGTCCCGAAGTTCGCTGACCCCATCGAGTGGGACACTGAGCGGGGATACGAGTCCCTGACTATCGTCACCTATAAGGGCGAGTCCTACACTTCCAAGTGTCCTGTGCCGCCCGGCATTGACATCAAGAATGAGCGCTACTGGGCGTTGACCGGTGCATATAATGCACAGGTCGAAGAGTACAAAAATCAGGTGAAAGACCTGTCCCAGCAGGTGACGGAGTTTGCATCTGATAACAAGGAGTTCCGGGATAAAATCACCCAGTATGACAAGGATAACGCAGAGATGAAGAACTCTGTCGCGTCCACTGTCGCCCGGGTGGACGCTCTCGCAGAGCGCGTGGACAACGCCGACGCGGCTATCTCTGACCTTCAGGCCGGTCAGGCTCAGACCGTGAAGGACATCGCCGCACTCGAAGCGAAGGACGCTGACCTTCAGCGTCAAATCACTTCCAACGACACTGACATCTCTGCCATTCAGGCGAAAGACCGGGAGCAGGATGCACGACTTTCTGCCATCGAGACGGTCAACGATGCACAGGCCGCAACTATCACCCAGAACACGCAGGACATCGCCCGCAACACCACGAACATTCAGGACAACGCCGCCAACATCGCCGTCAATTCCAAGGAGCTGGCGAAACACGCGGAACAGCTCAAAGACCATGCCGCACAGCTGACCGTTCTGCATAAGGAAGTCACCGACAACCATACGGCTATCGAACGGCTCACCTCTGTTACCGACGGACTCCGGGCAGACCTTACCGAAGATGAGGCCAAAATTGCCCAGAACGCGGACGCTATCGCCCACATCCAGCAAAAGGACGTGGAGCAGGACGGGCGGCTTGACGCTCTGGAAGGACGCGCCACGACCGCCGAAGGGCGTCTTGATGCTCTCGATACCAAGACCGACGCCACCAATACCGCCCTGACTGCTGAGACGAACCGCGCCAAGGCGGCAGAGCTGGCAAACGGTGAGCTTATCGCGGCAAACGCGCAGGAGCTGGCTCGGCACTCTGACGAGCTGTCCGGTCATGAGCGCCGTATCTCTGCCCTTGAGACGAAGACCGACGGTCATACCCAGTCTATCGCAGACCTCAAGGCAAAGGACGCCGCTTTGGATACCGCCATCGCCGCCGTCGATGACAAGGTGGAGCATCTTGAACTCATCGACCCGGAGGAATACGCAAAAACCATTGCACGTATCGACGCCAAAGACGCGGCACAGGACGGCGAAATTACGACCCTCAAAGCCGCAAGCGCTGACCATGTGACCAAGCAGGAGTTCGCCGCCGACCAGAAGCGGCAGGACGACATTGTGGGCGACTGGGTGACGAACCACCCCAACCAGACTATCACCCAGTGCGTTTCCTCTATGGAAGGGGAGCTTACTGAGCACGCCGGAGACATTGCCCGCTTACAGACTGACAAGGCCAACAAGACCGACATTCCGGACGTGTCCGGCTATGCCACCAAGGTGTATGTTGATAAGCAGGACGCCACTCGTATTCCCCTTAAAACCGGCGACTATAACAACGCGGCCTCTTCCATTGCTCTGGGCATTCCTTGTCATACGGCAGACGCGCTGGACGTGTGGAGCCTTTTCGGCCTCTTCCCTTATCCTGTCTTTTCTTACAAGAACGCACCGAGCGTCAATGTCGATACGACCAAGGGCAAACTTCATCTGTATAAGGCCGACGGCACAGAAGTAGCCGTGGCTACTTGGGTGACGACCGGAAACATCAACAACGCTTTCGGCGTCATTGCCCGGCCTGGTTCTACTTTTACGCCCGATTCTCCGTTCTATGTCATCGTGTACCGGAACAATGCCGACAATTACTCCACTGCAAGTGACCTTCCTGCCGCTGACGACCCGACCGCCTGACACAATAACAAAGCCCCCCGCTTCGGCGGGGGCTTTTCTTATCCCAGTCTTTCTATGTCGATGTTCTCTGTGTTCACTCCACCTATTGCGTAACTCTTTGTACTCATGACTATCCACGACGCCGACATGGTGGGCTTTGCAAAATCGGTGCGGACGTGGGCGGGGGCGTCGTGATAAGTGAGTAACTGCGCCCCAGTATCCGCGATTACAAGAAAATCATTCAAGTTGTCAATATCATTTTTGAGGGCGGCAACACCTTCTTTTTTGCCGACCCCTGCAATGGTGCTTTCTAGAACCCCGTCACAGTTACGCGCGGCGTAACACTTCGCATGGAGAAACCGGAACTCTTGATAGCCATAATCGGCCTGTGGGTGTTCGTCCTCTGCGACGCCGATATAAACACACTTGCCGTTGTCTTTCTGAACAACGCACTTTCGGGCGATGCACTGCCGTTTGATTTCTTCATTGTACTCATCAACACCCGGGACTTTCTCGCCCTCAAACTTGCAGGAATCCGTATCCCAGTATATGACCCTGTCCCAGCCCACAATCTTTAACAGCCGCCACAGCTTGAGGCGGGTCAAGCTGGCTGTCCACAGACCCCAGAGAAAAGGAAAATTCTTGTTTGTTCCCAGCCCGTTCCGGGATTTGCCCAACTGAGCCGCTATAACTTCTTTATCATCCATGTTATCAAGGTTGTCTTCCCATCTGGTTTTTTTCCATTCTATAGCGTCTTTGATTTCGGCAGTATATTCATCCCGGATTTGTTTCTGTGCGGTAGCTCCAAAAATCGTGTTCACGCAGATTTTAGAAAACATATAATCGGGACTGTTTTTCATGGTTTCTTTGATTTTGAACTTCTCGAAAATCGTTTTGCGGAATGAATCAGGTAGATAAGCCAAGCGAAAAGCAAACGCTTTCATAACTACTACTGAGTCAAAATCATATCCTTCTTTGATTCTCTGCCAGTCGTTTGAATCGCAATAGACTTCACACCACTCCACCCGTAAAATACGCCCGTTGTCCGTGTCGTCGTCCGTGAACTTCGACACACTGTGAAACTTGCTGACGCTTATGCAGGGGTCTGGGCATTCATCCTTTACACTCAAATTCTCAAACCGGAGCAGCCCCACCCAGCCGAAACCGTCCTCTATAAGTGAATCGGCAAAGCCTATTTCTACATTATCGGGAAGGTCAAACGGCTCACCCATCGGAAACTTCCACAAAAGTTGTTGTGACGGGTGGGCGCTCTTGAAGTCGTAGGAATTGCAATTCTTGAAGGTGTACCCAGCTTTCCACCGCGCGCCGTGTGTGTCGCCGCCTGCCATTGCCTTATATGCAAGAAAGGTCTGAGCTTTCGACAGGGCGAGTTTTTTCTTCACGTCGGGGAAACGCTTGTCTTTGCCCACACTTTTCATGACTTCTTGCTTCACTAAAGCTGTATTTGAAATGGGGATATTTGCGGCATTAAAGCCGCGCTCTTTCTTCATCCGTTCAATGGCCTCATACAGACCCAGAACGTCGTTAACACAATAGGCAAACTCTTTATCATCAAGGGGAGTGTCGGGAGTGCGATAAACGGTATAATCCAAATCGCCCTTTAACTTTTCGTGCTTGCACCCCTCTGTGGCTCTTGCAAGAGACTTCTGAAAGAGCTTGAGAGAATCCCTGAACTCAATGCCATTTGGAAACTCAAGGGTGAGGGGGTGGCGGCTCTTCGTGTAAAGAGCCTTACAGTCACCCCAGCGAAGCGTTAACAACTGGATGAGATAGGTGAACTCATACCCTAGATTATGAACGTAAATTATAAGCTTGCGCTTCTCTGTCACGCTCCACTTATCGCAGAGCGTTTCAATAATCTCTGCCCAGTCCTCAAAGTAACGGGGGACGACTACAACGCCGTTAATGCACGTCTGGAAACTGTATGCAAAGCCGTCTATATCGCTGTTCGTCGTCTCAATATCAAAGGTACAAGTAACGTCTAAATAAGTCTTATTGTTGCTGTGTACTTCATACGGCATAGCAACACGGGTAAGAAATTCTTCTGCCGTCTCACACACCTCAATATCTTGACTGAACCGCATTACTTTCTCCCCTGTCGTGCTCTGTACAGTTGCAACAGCCGTTCTCCCTGTGAAATATCTTTTTCAATATTTGCTTGATAGTCCTTGCCGATTTGTTCTAATCCCAACTTGTCAATGTTGTTTGTAACTATCGACTGATAAATAATATCTGACCCAAACAACGCTTCATATTTGTCTGTCATATACCGATTGAACAAATACGCAAGCTCTTCGGGTGTTCCTGTAAATCCCATATCCCGCGCGGCTTGCACCTTATTTTTATTCCATTCTTTATATCCGGTCATGGTTGACGTTTTCATTCCCATAAACTCCCGGAGCTTGATAAATTCTTTGCTAAGCTCTTCCTTTGTCATCCTCGCCGTGGATTCTTTGAAACGGGGGCGCTCCATTTTCAATATGCCCGAAATAGACTTATAAGCGGGGACTTTGTCTGCAAGTCCTTTCTTCTCAAGGGTACGCAAGCGAGTATTTGCCGCCTTGGCGGCTCTCTTCACAATGCCCTTCAACTCTTCTTCGGAGTAACTGCGCGGGGCTTTGTTGCCGGGTGCGTATGTTGGCCAGCTGTGCGCCTGAAATGGGCGACCCTTGCCGCCCTGCTTGCGCGGCTTCTTCGGCTCTGCCGTCTTCTTCGGCTTGCTCTTCGTCTTCCGCGCCTTGGGGGCAGATACGGAAGAAGGGGCGGCTTTGCCGCCCTTCTTGCCACTGCTCTTACGCTTCGTTGCGCCTGCTTCATCGGCTTTCTTGATAAGCCCCGTATCGGTCAATGCTTTCTTCATGGTGTTACCTCTCCAAGCTCTCAAAGTAGTTCAAGCGAATGCCCGCCTTACTATGATGAACAGACGGTGCGCAATGATGACGAACCAAGCTGTCATACATCCCGGCGACGGTCTGCGCGTCCTTAACGTGCATTACCTTGCCCAGCATCCGCACACCCACAACGCCGCCCTTGCTGTCTGTCGGGATGTGGCTCACCGCTTTATCGGCGTCAGTCCAAGAGTATTCATACAAGAACAACAGCATTAAAACTCTCCTTTCGCAAAATAGGCCACGAGTTCGTCTGCTTCAAAGGTGGGCTCTTGGGACTGAGGGCAACGCCTGATTGCGGTGCATTCATACACCCTGTGAATATAGTAGCGGTAGCCGCCCCATATGCACCGTCCCTTCCTTCCTTCCTTCCTCTTGAGGTCTGCCAAAATCCATGCCCAGCAACTGGGCTTGATGTATTGAATCATGCTTGCGGCACTCCTTTCTCTTCGATTACATCGTCATTGTTCCTCTCTTAAAAGCTACCACCAATATAACTTTCAATAAACTGTTTATAGTCCCGCTGTTCATCCGTAAGACTGTCTTCGCTCCACGGTGACAAGTCAATTTCAACTGCCTCTTTGCCCGTTCCTTTTGCTCTCCACATTTCGGGCTTGTTGTACTTATACAGCCGCCTTTCCTGTGCTTTATAAAGGTACAAACACCGGCGGGTTTCGAGACGCCCTTCATTTGCAAGCGTCTTCCTCATTGCTTCGGTTAGCTTTATCATGCTTGAATTCTCCTTTCTCTTATTGTCTATAGTATAGCACACTTTAATCACTTTGACAAGTACTTCACTTGCTCTGTAACACTTTGTAACCTTTACTTCATTACTCGGTTAGCTTTATCATGCTTGCATTCTCCTTTCTCTTATTGTCTATAGTATAGCACACTTTAATCACTTTGACAAGTACTTCACTTGCTTTGTAACACTTTTGTAACCTTTACTTCATTACACTGAATTGTCAAGATTATTACAGCCTTGGGGGAAAATTGTAACCATTTTGTAACCATTTACTATTT